TTTGCAGGTAAAAACGGAAGTGGCACAAGTCTACAGAAGACATAGTGCAGCCATGGATCTCCACGCTCTCTTCCTTCGCGAACGCCCCGACGGCACCAGCCTCTTCGACCTCTTCTTAACCGAGTGCCAGAAGTGGTACGACGAACCTGCACACACCTTCACCGAGATGCGAACACGCGACAACAAGAAGATCCGTGGCGATGTCTTTGAAGAGTTCTGCGTCAAGTATCTCAAGCATGTTCGCAAACTCAAGAACGTCTGGCTACTGAAAGACGTACCTGAAGAGCTGTTGACGAAGCTCAGCCTCAAACGCCCGGATGTCGGAATCGATATCGTGGCGGAGTCCGACGGTACGTATTACGCGATTCAGTGCAAGTACAAGAAGCACGTGAGTCACAAGAAAAATGTGGTGACGTGGAAGCAACTGTCCACGTTCTACGCGTTGGTGTTGCGGACAGGACCGTGGGCACAGTATATCGTGATGACGAACTGTGACTACTGTCGGCATATGGGGAAGAAGACTGCGAAGGATGTGTCGATTTGTTTGAAGACGTTTCAGAAGATCACACAGGAGCAGTGGGTTCAGATGTGTGAGTTGGAAGGGTCAGCGACTCATACGTCTCAATCCACTGATTCGCAAGTTGCACTAACATCTGAGCAGCTTCGCGCTGCTCGACTCGCGCGTTTCTCGCCTCAAGTCGCTGCTGCAGGTGGCGAACCCGCTCCCTGAGTCCACGTAGCTCTGCATCGTTTCCGTGCATTTGGTCGACACGTTGACGAGGATAATAATGCCAACCGTTTACTTCCCATTTCTTCTGAATACCCATCACCTCTTCAAGGGCCGCGAGATCCTTCTGCGCCTTGGCGAGTTGAACTTCAAGTGTAGGCATTTTTACTTTGTGTTGCGTTGTGGGGAGTGCAGTTCGTTTTCAGCGGTAACGACGAGCCGTGAGAGCCCTTGTGGATCGTGTGCTGCGGGTTCCGCGTCCGCGACGGCGCGTGCCTCCACTCTTCTTCGCTATCGCGGCATTGAGCTTCGCAATCCGCGCCTCCAGCTCTGCCTTCGTCGGCAACTTACGCAGATCCTTCACCCGGCTGTGGTACTCGTGGTGCTTCAAGATGGCCTCGGCCTCGTGCAGTTCCTTCTTGAGTGTCTCCAGTTTCTTGGGCATTTACTTTCTGCGCAAGGTTTTTCGGTGGCGGTGGCGGTGGCGACGGCTTCGGCCGCCTAACTTGCTCTCACTCTTCAATCTCGTCTGCACTACGTCAAGTTCTCTTTGTGCATCTGCGATTGCCCTGACTATGAAATTCAGTGATTCCTGAGTGTAGGCCTCTCCTGGCGATGTTAGAGCGCTGCGCTGGTTAGTGAGTGTGATTACTTTTGTTAACGCAGATGTTAATGATGCAAAGTCCGTTGGAGTCATAGACAGTCTTTGAGTTCGCGTAGTTGTAACTGTACCCAACACAGGTGAGCGTGTTGTAGTTGTAACTGAACTGGGTGAGGTATCGGCCATTAGTCTTTTACAAGGTAATCTTCACTGACTTGCCAGTGGATCCGCGTCCCTTCTTGGCTGGTTGCTGAACTACACTCGTCTTGATATCCCTCAGAAGCTCATCAATGCCTGGGGGCGGCCGGACCTGCTGCTGGGGAGCCTGAGGCGGAGGAGGCGGTGGAGGCGCCTGGGGGCGACGCTGCTGCTGGACGCCGATGCGAACCGGCTTATCCTGCGGTGGCTGCTTGGGTACCAGGTTGGGCGGCGGGGCTGGAGGCACGGACTGCTGCATGAAACTCATCAGACCCGCCAGTGGATTCGCAGCCTGTTGAGGAGGCGGGACACTCGCAGTTCCACGCATCTGCTGTGCCTGGTTCTGCATGGCTGCACCGGCCAACTGACGCGCGATATCCGGGTTCTGGCGCATGATATCCTGGATATTCGGAATCGGTGCCTTCTGTGCCATCTGATTGGTCAGGTGCACCATGTAGACCATCATGCAGACACGCAGCGGAATACGTACCAGCGGGTGCATCTTCATGTTCTCGCCATACAGGTCGTACAGCTCCTCGAAATCATCCTCCAGATCCACGACGTTCATCTGAGCCGCCTCGGACAGGCCATCGAGTTGCAAACCGAATGCCTTCACCATCGGTACATTCTTGGATCCCCACTCGGCAGCCGACATGCCTGTCACAAACCACTCGGAGAACTGCTTGATCGTGGAGTCCATCGACTTCTCACGCTTGATGAACTCAAGCTCCAGCTTCATCTCATCAAGAGGCGAATCAATGGTGAACCGCTTCCGCATCGGTACGCCCATCTTGCCGAGACGCTCAAACTTGCGCAGAAGATCATACTTCTCACGCAGCACGTGGTCGTCCGACACACGCATCGGCGCAGACGGTGTCATGTACGGCTCCGCGTTCAGATTGGCCATACCCCCCATATGTGTAGGACCCGTCTCCTCAAACGTCGGCACGAGACGCGGCCCCTGGGGCGGTGCGGGAGCTTCAATATCTGCAAAGTCCAGTGTGGGGAGGTCAACCGACTCAAGGTTGGTGACACCACCGCCCATGAGTTTGGGATTCACGAGGAGGTCCGTCTCCATTTACTTCTCCTTTGGGTCTGTTTATGAAGGTTGGAACGCGGTAAATAATCGAAGGGAGGAGTAATGGCTTCTACAGCCACCACCGCCGCAGCTCAAATTAAAGCCGCCGCCGACGCCAATGCCATCAAAACAGCTGCAAGGGCTGCGAAACTGGGGGACACCGGATTCAGGCCTCTTCCTCGTCCTCTTAAACCCTCACTCCCGGAACCCGGTGAACCGATGGGGACACCATCTAATCGCGGTGGCCGCAAGACCCGCCGCCGCTTCAAGAAGCACCGCCTCATGTCCCGGAAGTACTGCAAGAAGACGCCGTGTCGCCGCATGGGCTTCACTCAGCGGGCGAGTTGCCGTCCGTATAAGAACTGCTATCGGAAGTAGTTTACTGAGTATGCTCCAGACACCACAAGCCCTGTAGAAATGAATCCGCAAGATCATCCTTCTTCGGGTGTGCTGCGAAGTGTGCCTGATTCGCGAGAGGCACGAGTGCGCGAGCATGCGTTATGCCTGTCGTTTTGCGTCCTTTATAACTTGCAGTTGAATCATCCACTGTCACAATGTTCGACAGCTTGTGAGTCGCTGAAACCCCCTGTACGCGAAACCCCCGGCACGCAAAGTACATCTGGATCATCGCCTGGACTCCGAACATCCGCCGGTCCATCTGGTTCTCAACGCACACCAAGTCAGCCCCCTTCCAAGAAGCTGATCGCTGGTCGAGACTACGAATGAGAGCAGGTGCTAGATCCAGACAGGATCCAGACGATGCGGAGGAGATACACTTCTTCCACGTATTCTGCTTGAGGTGATTGTATACCAGCTTGACCATATCGGCCTTCTTGGTCGCATCCGACGTGAGCTTCAGCTCGGTCAGCTGAGCACGAAGTTGCTCAACGGTCTTCTTATTTAACTCCGTCTTTGTCACTTTCTTCTGCTTCTTTGGTACGTGACGCGCACACGCGAACGTCCCATCCGATGCATGTTCGTACCGTGCAGAGGTTGCACACTTGTGGCACTTGACGGCTCCCACTCCGGCCGACTCCCCAAGTACGTCAATGATGTTCCAATCAACGATGCGCACGTCGGATCGGTTGGTTCCGTTCAGGACGCAGTACGCAAGATTGCGCAGTCCGACATCGAACGACACAACCTTCATTGTTTGTTTGTCCCGATAAGTTGTAAATGCCGTGTGACTGTACATCGAACGTGCCTGTTCAACCGTTTCGCTTGAGCTGGGTTAAATACTCTACGCCGTCGCCTTCAGTAGCGACAGTAGTACCGTCTTCGAGTCCGCCTTCCCAAACGGTATCCCCCGCTTCGTCAGGATCTCCTGCAGCTCCTTCTTCGTCTTAGTCTCGAGTGTATCCGTGTCGAGCGGACCGGGTGGTCCATCCACCACCTCGGGAGCCGGAACCTTCTCCGACTGACCATCCTCCTCTTCAACTGACGCACGATCATCCTCTGTTTCAGGTGGCGGGGGTACAGGAGCATCCGCGGGACGAGGCGGCTGCAGTTGCTGCATGACTTCCGAAAACGCGCTGACAAGGCTGTTCATGTTCGTGAACAACTTCGTCTGCTGCCAGTAGAGCCACGCAACTACACCGACCAGGGCGAAAACCACAGTACCAATCAGAGCAACCGCGCCGATCATGGGATCAAAGGAAAGGGCTTCCATTTATGTTGACGCACGACGGGAATACTGTAAGTGGAACGAAGTAAATATCACCCACTAACAAATGTCGCGTATCCTCTACGTTCTGGCCGCCCTCCTTGTACTCGCCCTTCTTGTTTCACAGGCCTCGGCGGCTGCGAAGCCGGTTAAGCTTCCGCCCACGAGTCCGTCTGTGACGGGTGATCACCGGTTTACGACGCCCGCCGGGAACACCCTCCTTTATTGACATCTTGTCTGACCACTTACACAGCATGATCTCTGGCGCATGAATTTGGACTCGCCAATTCCCATCCCACTTTCTATCCACTATGTTTGCCCTGAATTCAGCAAGCGTGCCGGGGAGAACAATCCACCCGTCATACTCTTTGCTGCATAACAGCTCGGCAAACACCCTATTTCCAGCAGTAACCTGATGTGGTTCATCACCCCATTTGCCCATAAACGTAGCCGGAGCAATCCCATAACTATCCTTGAACTTTCGTAGCCAGTTCTTTGTGAGAAGATCCTTCGTGCGAGGATCATCTCGGTTTTCACGAAGGATTTCAGGGATGCTATCGCCTGTCATGACAAAGAGAGTGATTGGTTTCGTTGTTGCGTAGGAGGTTATCGTCTGTGGATTCTTCCTAGAGTACATTTCGGCGACCTTCTTGTCTCCGAAAAACGCAGGAACGTCCGGAGACGGAGCCTTTGCAACTCCGAGTGCTCCATCGCCGCGATAAACGGTTGACCCTTGTGGAATGGTAACCTTGCCACTGGCAGCTTCATCGAAGAATCTCTCGTATACCGAGGCGTCTACAAAATCCATTGTTGTAAGCTACGTAAATCTTCCAACCACCATACAATGCGAAAGTGGTTCAAGTACGGTCTGGTGTTTCTGGCACTGTGCCTGGTGGTCGCGTTCTTCTCTCGCGAACGAATGACGAACATGTATCCTTCATCGGAGGATCCCGAGAAGCCGGAGAAGCTCGAGAACCCGTACAATAACATCCTCTATACCCAGGGGGGTGACGACGTTTCCCCGGTATCGGGTCAGATTGGAAACGATCTGCCCATGGCGAACGCGTAGTCTAAAAGTCCTCGTCAAACCGCAACTCACTGCCCCCCATTGGACGCGAGTAATCGGAGACCTTCTTCTCGAAGAAGTTCGTCTTGCCTTCCAGCGAGATCAGATCCATGAAATCAAACGGATTCACAGTCTTGTAGATCTTCGGTGCGCCCAATTGGACGGCCAGACGATCGGCAACAAACTCAATGTACTGGCTCATGAGCTTCGCGTTCATGCCAATCAGCGAACAGGGGAGCGCATCGCAGATAAAGTCCTTCTCCAGTTCAACGGCCTCCTTGATGATGGTGTGGATAAGGGCTGCACTGCGCGGCTCCATCGTGTGGTACATATCGACCGCGAACTCAGTGTGAAGTCCCTCGTCACGAGAGATGAGCTCATTCGAGAACGTCAGCCCCGGCATGAGACCACGCTTCTTCAGCCAGTAGATCGAGCAGAATGCACCGGAGAAGAAGATCCCCTCCACACAGGCAAAGGCGATCAAGCGCGTCTGGAAGTCATCGGGGGACTCGATCCACTTCTGTGCCCACTGTGCCTTGTGTCCAATGCAGGGGATGGTGTTGATTCCGTCAAAGAGCTTCGCCTTCTCGGTCTCATCCTTCACGTAAGTGTCAATCAGAAGAGAGTACGTCTCCGAGTGAATGCCCTCCATCGCGTTCTGGAAGGAGTAGAACAGCTTGACCACCGGAGACGAAACCTCGCGCTGAAATCGAGTCGCCAGATTCTCCTGTACGATGCCATCCGATCCTGCGAAGAAGGCCAGGATGCGTCCAACGAAATGCTGCTCATCGGAGGTAAGCTTCGCCCAGTCAGCAATATCCTTCGTGAAGTCAATCTCGTCCGGAGTCCAGAAGACGGCGAGGGACTGCTTGTACTTGCGGTACAGGTGCTGCTCGGAAGCCTTGATCGGGAAGAGAGTGTAGGACGCCATTGTACTATACACACGGAAAGCGCCTAAACGAAAAGTTGTGGATGTAACACAATGAGTAGTACGTCAAATTTGCAGTCTCTGTTAACGTATGTACTACGTCCGTCGTATACATATTCGAACGGGGCATTCACAACCGTAGTGAACCTTTCAAACATTAATCGGCTGACCGCGAATACGGTTACCTATCAGGTTCTGTACGTTGGCGACAGCAGCAACAACGTGTATGTAGGCAGTAACGCCGGAAACGCTGCAGTGTATGCTACGGCATGTAACGCTGCATGCAACGTTGGACTTGGACTGTTGGCTGGAAACGGCGTTTCGAACTCATCGCTTTCTGAGTTCATCGGCTATTATTGTGGTCTGGGTACCTGCAACATAGTTGGATCGGTCATCATGGGAGGATATGCTGGGTACGATGGTTCGAATATCAGTAACTCGATCTTGATCGGAACGTCAAACTCGATGACGCTGACGGGCTCAACCCTGGGTGGTCTGAATGGAATCTCGAATACCATCAGCATCGGAGGAAACGCGGGTGGTACTGGAAACTCGAACCTCTACATCGGCACATCAACTGGCTGCAACATGACAGGAAACGGAAACATCTTCGTTGGTCATGGAATCTACTTGTCGAAGATCCCATCGTATACGTATCTCCCTTCGACATCCGGTTACGTTACAACCTCCTATACGGCCGCGGCGTCAAGTAACCTGTTCATTGGTCTCGGTGCCAGTAACATGTTGATCTCGGGGAATATGGCGAACGGACTCGTGTCGATTGGGACCACGGATACGACATCGTATTCAGTGGCCGGATTCGGAGCGATCAATACCTCTGCATGGGGTGGAACGATCACAAGCCCGGCTGGAAGTGGATACGGATTCCTGGCACTCGATGTTGCAGGATGGACACGCATTCGATCCGGATTAACGATCGCAACGGATCCGTATGCGCCTGGAGGAAACGGCAATATGTCCAATGCAAAATATGAACTGGATGTCAACGGACACTTCCGCGTCCAAGATGGGTATGGTCTTCTTACATACTCGAATTTCTACGGCGGTGTCTCGAGTAACATGCAGTTGCTCCTTTCGAATATCGGTACTGGAAGCACGACCGTGAATATCGGCACAGGTAGCAGCGTAGGTCTTCTCAATGTAAACGGCCCGGTCCAAACAACAGGGTGTTACACTGTGCGCGGCACAACTACAATTGCAGCCTCATTGACGATTACCCCCTATACAATGACTGCACCCGGGCTCGTACAGGTGACAGTTATTGACACCCAAACCTCGAACTACTATTCAACCTCAAGCATAGTAGCGACTACGCTACCCGCGAATTCAGCTGGGGGCACTGCAAACGCCTTTATAGTGAACGTCGCACCCACGTCTGCCAATAACCTCGTAGTGACCGTAGTGAATTCGGTGGTGACGATATCAAACACCGTGGCTTCCTCCCGTACCATTTCGTATAATATCACGGCGTTCCCTGTATCTTAAGCTTCTCTGTCATCTTGCGGATCGACACCGACGATACTCCCGATGCAGACGAGATCTCCGCCAACCGCCCACTCAACACATGCGCAACCACCCCCGCCACAATGGTCTTGGGTGTATGCTCCATCTCGGGTAATGTATTCAGCAACAGAAGAATCGCATCACGCTCCTTGTCACCAATCCCGAGGTCTGCACAGATCCGTTCGGCGATCCCCAATTGAGTGTTCAGAACCGAAGACACCTCACCATCGAATCGACTGAGTCCCTTGCACATGGCTCGAATCGAGACATTGAACAGACTTGCAATCTCCTCGTGGGTTCTGGTGGCATTGTGCTGACGACACGCAGTAAACACGGCACCCGCCATCAACGCGCGACGTGTTTCCCCGCGCGACTTTCGTGCATCCTCAATCTGCTTGAACAATGCACATGCATCGTGACTGATGGCCTTTGGGAGTCCAATGCGGGAACACGATGACTGGATCCCATCAAAGATACCCATCCACGAGCGTTCGCCGTGGCTCGAGAAAGACCAGGATGACAGTTTGGCGATTGTCTTGGCTTCTTCAGATTGTCCTGGAATCCTCCTTCGCATCATCATTGAACCGTAGGAAGAGTCGGGGAGAAGTTCGTTGGTGATACCACCCGTGCGGGAAGGGTCGTCTTCGGTGTTCGCGTAGATTCGCCACTCGGCACCTTCGTCCACAATGCTGCCGATAACCGTTCCACAATCGATACACACATGTTCGCCATCAGCGCACGTAGAATTAACATGGTCGCAGTTCATGCTGTTGAAGTTGAGTATTCATCCACCTTTTCGTTTTCTTGAATCGTCCACAAATTGAGTGTGATGGCAAGGGCTGCCACGACATGCAGGGAGGCATGGGATGTCATCTGACGACGGCGAGTGGATCCGAAGCAAAACGTGCCGTCTGCGTACCCCCAATGGTAGGCGATGAAACCATACAAACAGGATAAGATTCCCAACACGACTCCCCCGGCACGGGGTCGACCACGTTCATTGTGTATTGAACATACTTGAAAGTGCAACGGGATCATAGACCTGAGGGCGGTAATTCGTGAGCAAACTCGGGCGGCCACGGTTCATCTGCTGCTTTGACCAAGAGATTAGCAGGTAGTCATTGTTCACGGGCCACACTGCGAACCCAGATTCCGATAACACACCGATTAGGTACTCTCGCGCCTCTGTGATTTTGAAGAGGGGGTATCCAAAGACGAACTTCGGAACTTCGAAGATCGTGTACGGCGCATCCGGCGAATGAATGGCTTGTTTCTTGATTTGAGCATAGATCTGTGACAAAACAGGACGCATCGCGGACATACGCCGTTCTCGCTGATTCTCCTGCTCTTGGATGACGTCTCGGGCTTTCAGCATTGTTGTTCTTATCAACTAGAATGTTCAAGGCATTAGCACTCGGGGGAGGAGGTATTCGCGGCTTCCTGATTTTGGGGGCACTGAAGGCGGTGGAGGAGAAGCAGGGAAATCTGAACTTTCCTGATGGCGTATACGGTTGTTCGGTGGGTGCCGTGATCGCAACGGGTGTGGCGTTCGGGCTGTCGTACAAGCAAGCCGAGGAGGTCTGTATGAAGTACGTGAATACGTCGGCGTTTCTGCCCTCGTACCGTCACGCAACCATCCTTGCCTTCACACAGAAGAAGGGTCTGTTCACGATGGATTTAATGGAGGAGTTGTTTCTTCGCATCTTTGATTCGATGGGCATTGATCTCCGTGGAAAGATGATCTCCGATGCACCGCAGAAACTGTACCTACTCGCGTCCAACGTCACTACGCAGCGTCCAACACTGTTGACGGGGAACATTCCGCTCTTGGCGGCCATGAAGGCATCCTGTTGCCTCCCGTTCATCTACCATCCACAGGTCATTCACAATCAGTTATACCTGGACGGTGGCGTCTATGCGGAAAATATGTATGACGCGGTGCCGAAGGGTACGTTGGTGCTTGACATTGCGCATATCAAGCAGTCCATTTTCCCCTCAACATTGGAGTCCATCTCCGTCTTTGATATGGTCCGCACCCTCTGGGCTGGATTGAGGTCTGTTCGCGTTCACGCAGATGCCATCAACTTGAATATTGACGGAATCTACCTGTTGGACGAGTTGAAGGACGAGGATAAGAAGCGTATGATTGATGCCGGGTACACTCAGGCCTCACGCTTCCTCGCCAAGCGTCTTCCGAAGGAAGTTGAGAACATTGTCGGCAGTGACCACGCGATCGAAGTCGTAGACGCCAGTTGAGGTTTCAAGCTTGATCGTCGGGTATCCGTTGACTTCATATAGCGACGTCGTCTTCCGATCCTTGTCACCATCCACCTCAACTGGCTCGACGACAGTCGATCCGAACTTCGGGTTGGAGGCCAGGGCAGACTTGACCTTCTCCCATTCGGGCATCGCCTTCTTCGAGTGACCACACCAGGTTGTATAGAAAAAGTACAGCTTTGCAGTGTTGGCGGCCACGTCGCGCTTAGGACCCGCCTTCCACCAGAACCGATACACGAGCACCAGAATCAAGACGAGGGCGGCGGCTTCGATCCACATTGTTGAAGGAAGCGAGAAATTGTGCGTTGCTTTTCATGCCAGATTCGATATGCCTCTTGAGGCGTCACTCCCTCCTTGATCTGGATCCACGCAATATCCGTGGTCATGCGCTCTGGTTCATATGGGCGCGGTGAGATCGTCAACCAACGCCCATGAAAACGAACGGCCTTCATACTAAGTTAGATTCTCGGGTAAGGGGTAAATGGAAGTGCTAGGTAAGGTGGTACTTGCTATGGCGTTGAACTACGGTGTTCATTACGTTTCCATGACGGCTCATAACTGGATGTGTATTCCGCATACTCTTCAAGAGGTGACGAAGAGTTTGTTCACAACCGCGAGTCCTATGTGCTCGACACTCTTGGTCGTGGGTCAACATACGCAGACAGCGTATGCGTCGGCTGTGACGACAGGCGTTACAAGTTTGGTGGTGGATGCTCTGAAGGGTGCTGCTTAAGCCAGGCCGCCGCTCGGGAATCCAACCAGCCCGGCGCCGATACCGAAACCTGCACCCGTCCGCGCCGACGAGCCGACACTCGGCGCATACACGTCAAGGATCGCGAACGTCGCCGTCGCAACCAGGGCAATCATACCCACCTCCGACGCCTTGAGCGTCTTGCCAGGCAGGACATACGCAGCAATGGCCACCGCGAGACCCTCCAGGGCGTACTTCACAAGGCGCATCAGAAGATCACTCATATCCACACCAGACGACGTAGGCTTCGGCTTAGACTCCATTTGTTTGTAAGATACGAGTATTTTTTATGTGCCTGATGAAGACGGCATAGAAAAGCGGTATCCAACGATGGCCACCGCGGCAACCCAGATGACCCACCACGAAACGAATCCAGATACAAACCGCAGGATGATCCAGAACACAAGGGCGTGGACAAGGGCTGTGGTGATGTCGCCGTGGGCACTGTTCGGCAGGGAGAGCAGAACACCGGGCGTTAACAGAACGAAGAGGAGTGCGGTGGTGAGGAGGTCGTACATTTGTGAAAACGAAACATAAATTTAACTCGAGATAAGTAGGCATGAACGCTCGTAAACGTAATATGACAGATCACGAGTTCTGGGAGTGGTTTGAATCAAAGCTAACGACAACGGATACAGGATGTAGAGAATGGTCTGCATGTCGATTCGCACAGGGGTACGGCGTGGTACGGATATCAGGGAAGAACTTGAAGGCACATCGTGTGTCACTGGAACATGCTCTAGGTCGACCGATACGAGACGGGATGTTCGCACTTCATTCATGCAACAACCCACCATGTTGTAATCCAGATCATCTACGAGAGGGAACTAACCAAGATAACGTCGATGACAAACTACGCGCAGACCGTCAGCCACGCGGTGAGACAAACGGGAAGGCAAAGCTGACTCTCGAACAGGTGAATGAGATTCGACAGAACCCAAATGTAATCAGTCAGAGGCGTCTTGCCGAGATATACGGTGTACAGAAAGCATGCATTGCGAAGATACAGCGCGGAAAAACATGGAACTTACATGTAGACGTTTAATGTAACACAATGCCCCGCGAACCGTATACCCTTGCAAAGACTGAGGATGATGGAACAGTAGTAGACTTCCTTGATGAGGATCCGGAGATCCCGACGCAGAAGTATTGCATCATCTCTTTCCTCAGCCCGGAGAAGGTGATCAAGCAGAAGAATGAGTTCATGTTCGAGCGGTTCGTGGAGTGGATGGACTACGAGTGGAAAATCAAGGGCATGGAGAAGTTCATGGCCTTCCTTGCGTCCAAGTACAGCCTCAAGGTGGACGACCTGTTCAAGGATGCGCAGGAGTTCACGGCTGTTCACAATGCCGACGTGAAGAAGACGGACATCAAGGAGCAGTTCGCAGTGTTCCAGCTCAAGAACGAGAAGGATCTCCAGGAGCTCTACGACAACAAGGTGGAGTTCCAGACGAACATGCGCGGCGTCAAGGTGCGTCGTTGCTTTGCGTCGGTTGAGGAGACGCAGATGTTCGCCAAGGTGCTCCAGCGCCGTTACCCGAAGGACAATCTGTTCATTGGCAAGGTCGGCGCGTGGCTGCCGTGGGACCCCTCGGAGCACCTGATGCCCGAGGTGGAGTATGCCGAGAAGGAGCTCAACGAGCTGATGCGCAAGTACAAGGAGAACGAGGTGAACAAGGAGATGTTCTTCGCGGAGCAGCGCGACGATGCCATTAAGAAGCAGAAGGAGGAGAACGATCGTCGTCGCAAGGCCAACGCCGAGGAGAAGGCACTGGAGGACGCGGCACGTGAGCGCCCTAACCGCGCCAACACGGGTGGCGCGGCTCTTCTGGACGATGCATCCAAGCCCGTCCATCCAACAGAGGGGGTGCTCCGGGAGTGACGCAGTAAATTGTTGACAAGGAGTAATGGCTGAATTCAACAAGGAGGAATTCGAGAGTGAGCTTACTGCTGCGATCAACAAGCTCCAGGCCGGTGGGGGGAGACGGAAATCTAAAGGGGGTGCCGAGATGACAGACGCGCAGAAACAGGCTGCTATATCGCTAATACAGAGTGACCAGGAGTTGAAAGAGATTGCGATGCAAAAGGTGCTTGAAAAGGATCAAACTAAACTCGCTGCCCTAAATGAACGTTTCAATGCACGACTGCGAAAGCTTCTCATTGATCAGGGATTCAAAGAAGGCGACGCATTTGTAAAACGATTATCGAAGACTATGTCCGATGCACTGGAGGGAATCAACGAAGCAGGGCCACGAGGAGCCGAAAGTGTAAAGGCGTTTGTTAGCGCAATCGGGTCAGCGATCGAATCTGCATATCACGTATGTAAAGTACCCGCAGCACTTGCGGTTACTGCGGTAGGCGCATATACATTGGGTACACAGGTTGGGGAGGCGGGATCTCTGTCTGAGTTGGGGATGCAGTATATTAAGTGGGTTCAGGGCCTGGAGGGATTCGACGCTACTGTATTTACAGTAGGAGCAACTCTGTTTGCATCTCGAGTGGCAACAGATCTGCTCAAGGTTTGTAATAGGGCTGCGCAGCCGAGGGCAGCAGAACCCGCGGCGGCAGAACCCCCGGCCGCGGCCGCTGCTCTTGCTGATGACCCAGCTTCAGCAGCAGCGATAGAGGCGAGGCGTCGTAGGTTCTCCGCTCCCGGGATACAGATAGTAAGGCGTCCAGCTGGGCAAGGCCCAGCTGACGAAGGTGGTCGTCGTCGCACTAAGCGTCGCCGCCACCACCGGCACCGTCCTTCCGCACCCACACGGAAACGGCGTTCTTCTTCTGGACGGAACCGGGGCGGTAGTCGTTAGCTGCCAGAATCGCAGAATGAAACGGCTGGTTGTTCGCCCATAAACTTGAATCACACATCTTGAACGGCGGGTGATCTGCGGCCTTGTACCAGAACACCTGATCCTCCAACTTGTTCGAGTTCACGTTATTGCAAATGACCAGGCACTCGAAGTTCTCCGTGCACTGATCCATGAACGTACAGAACATCTCAAACGTAGGAAACATACCCGCGTAATTCTCGTAAATCCTACGACGATTACCTAGGATATTCTCGCGGAGAATGAAGACAAAGTCCACGTTGGTGCGCAGGTTCGGCGTGATACCCAGGGGATACTGCATGGTGATGATGGTCATCATATCAATGTGACGGCCGTTCATGAACACGTACCGCGTAGACTCCTCCTTGATCCACGATGCATCGTACAGACAGTCGTCCAGAATCAAGAAGGCGCGGGGGTCAATGTTGGACTGACCGCCGCCTCCGGTCTTTGATGTGTTGCGTTTCTGCTTCATGACCATTTGGCGCTTGATGACGTTCGTGACAATGTCGGGACTGTACTTGTCGTGAATGAACTTGGATGGAACCATGTGCTGGAAAAACTCGTTCGCCACCTCCGTGCCCGAGATGACAGTTCCAACAGGAAAGTCCTGCTGGGTATTGTAGAGAATATCACGAACCAAGAACGACTTCCCCGTGTCCTTCTTTCCGATGACCACGATCATCGGACTCTTGCGAGAATCAATCTCGCAACGGTCTTTCAGCATCCCAATATCGAACTTACGTAGCTGGAAGTTCATCTTGTTCTGACCGGTAGAAAGTGTTCCGCGTCTGCTTACGATGTTTCATTCCCCTGCCCTGAACACAATGGTGAAGGATTTGAGGACACAGGCGGTAGACATGAAGCT